ATGGATCGAATCAGAAAAACTATACGAAGTGCTGTACCAGATGACGGTATAGCGGAAAGAGAGGTTAATTATGCCGAGTACAAACAACAAGGTGAAGTTCGGCCTTAAGAACTGCCATTATGCGAAGACGACACTTGATCCGGATACCAAATGGTGTATTACACCACGGTGGCCAATAACGGTTATTCGGGTGATCTGGAGATCGCGCTGATCCCGGACAGCTTCAGGAAGGACATTCTGAAGGAAACGGAAGACAGCAATGGTGTCCTGGTAGAGGATTCCACGGTAGAACCGGAGCATTTCGCTCTGCTTTTCGAATTTTCCGGGGACAAAAAAAAGATCAGGCACTGCATGTATTACTGCACTGCCGCAAGACCGACCATCGAAGGCAAGACCAATGAGGATTCCAAGGAAGTCCAGACAGAGTCTCTGGAGATCACGGCAACGCCGCTTCCGAGCGGTCTTGTGAAGGTGAAGACCGGGGCGAACACAACGGATGAGGTCTACAACGGCTGGTATTCTGCTGTTTATCAGTCTCCGACAACGGAACCGACAGAGCAGGGACAGGGTTAAGAATGTGGGGCATGGCTTCGGCTCTGCCCTTTACCTTAGATTGGAGGAAAGTGAAATGGCACTTACAAAGACAGTGAATATCGATGGCAAGGACGTAACTTTTAGGGCTTCTGCTGCCATTCCAAGAATATACAGGAACAAGTTCCACAGGGATATCTATAAGGATCTTCATGATCTGCAGAAGAGCATTGATGAGAACGATCCTGAAAATTCCGCATTGGATTCTTTTTCGTTGGAACTGTTCGAGGATATCAGCTACATCATGGCGAAGCATGCGGATCCGCAGGGCGTTCCGGATACGCCGGATGAATGGCTTGACCAGCTTGGGACATTCTCCATTTATCAGGTGCTGCCGGAGATTATTGAGCTCTGGGGTCTGAATGTGCAGACGCAGGTGGAGAGTAAAAAAAAACTTCGAGCGACTGACCGGGAAATGACAACGCCGCTCCTGTTGTTAAGAGCGGTGCAGCTTGGTGTGCAGATCGGGGAGATGGATCTGCTGACCATTGGAGAGATCAATGATATGTATACGGAGATGCAGAGGGATGAGCAGCAAGGTGAATTTTGTTATGTCGGAACGCAGGAGGACATGGATAAATTTTGATTGATATTTACAGGCGAGAATGATATAATACAACCCAAATCGAAATGAAGGGCACACATAACGTGTGAGGGTGTAGGAATGATTATTAGATAATTTGATTTGGTAAATGCAAACGGAAGAATAAGACCTGCAAGGGTCTGTTTGTGTATGCCGAATTAGATTATCGTATCATTCTAAAGCCGCCATTGATTCTTGTTCATGGTGTGTGCGTTCGGCATATAGTCGTGTTTAGTTTGTACGCTTAATCTGTCTTCGGCATGGAGGCAGATTTTTTAATGCGGGCAGTAAGGAGGACTATATGTTTCAGATAAAAGGACTGAACATTTCACATAAGCGTGATCTCAGAAATATGTTAGAGGATTTCTCACTTGTCTTAAATCCGGGTGATAAAGCTGTTATCATTGGAGAAGAAGGTAATGGAAAGAGCACATTGCTCCGATGGATGTATGACCCAGATGCGGTAGGGGATTACATCGAGGCACATGGCGAGCGGATTGTTTCGAGTGAGAGGCTTGGGTATTTGCCGCAGGAGCTTTCCAAAGAGGATAAAAAGAAAACAGTTTATGAATTCTTTTCCGAATCGGAGATGTTTTATCTCAAGACACCAGGAGAGCTTGCCCAGTTATCGGCTGAGATGCAGATTGATAAGGATTGCTATTACAGCGATCAGTTGATGGAATCGCTGTCGGGTGGCGAGAAAATTAAAATTCAGATGTTGAAACTCTTAATACAGGAGCCGACTGTCCTGCTGTTGGATGAACCGTCAAATGACATTGATATTGAGACGCTTGAATGGCTGGAGAAATTTATATCTGATGCAAAGGAAGCAATCCTGTTTGTATCACATGACGAGGTGCTGATCGAACACACCGCGAATATGGTGATTCATATAGAACAGCTGAAAAGAAAGCGTGTAAGCCGTCACACGGTCATCAGAATGCCCTATACCCAGTATGTAGCATATCGGAATTCAAATATGCGAAACCAGGCGGCTCTTGCTGTGAGCCAAAGGAAAGAGCAGAAAATCAAGGATGAAAAGCTAAGGAGGATTCAGCAAAAGGTTGAGCATGACCAGGCATCCGTTACCAGACAGGATCCGCATAGCGGACGGCTTTTGAAGAAAAAGATGCATGTAGTAAAAGCAATGGAACACCGCTTTGAACGGGAAAAGCAGAATATGGCAGAAATGCCGGAAAGCGAGTCGGCAATGTTTCTCAAAATGGGAAGCGAAAAATCCGCCGTGCCTTCTGGAAAAACGGTCATAGATTTTTCCCTTCCATTCCTTATGTGTCCGGATGGTTCTCGTGCTTTGTCTACTGATATTCACCTTTTCCTTCGTGGTGATGAAAAGATATGCATCACAGGAAAAAACGGGTGTGGGAAAACAACGTTAATAAGGGAAATAGCTAAGGAACTGTTACCGAGGGACGATATCAGGGCAGAGTATATGCCTCAAAATTATCTGGATTTGCTGGATGAAAACCAAAGCCCTGTGGATTTTCTTGCTCCTAGCGAGAAAAAGGAGGATAGCACCAGGGTTCGCACTTATCTTGGATCTATGAAATATACTGCGGAAGAAATGGATCATTGCATCGCAGATTTGTCTGGAGGTCAAAAGGCCAAAATACTGTTGCTCAAAATGAGCCTGTCGGATGCAAATGTATTGATCCTTGACGAACCGACGAGAAACTTTTCGCCTCTGTCTGGACCCGTGATCAGGAATTTGCTGCATACTTTTCCGGGAGCTATCATAAGTGTTTCCCATGACAGAAAATATATTGAAGAAGTTTGTGACAAAACCTATGTTTTGACGGAGTATGGGTTGACTCCGGGAATAAGATGAAACCTAGACCTAAATTTAAGCAAGAAAGCATCGGCTGATCAATCACATCCGCCGGTGCTTTCTTTTTACCCGAAAAAAGGAAGGAGGGGATCGGATGGCTGGCAGAATCCAGGGTATTACCGTTGAGATTGGCGGCGATACCATCAAATTACAGACTGCCTTAAAGGGCGTAAATACAGAAATCAGGAATACGCAGAGCCAGCTGAGAGATGTCGATAAGCTCCTGAAACTGGATCCGGGAAATACGGAACTGCTTGCTCAGAAACATAGGCTCTTGGGGGATGCCGTCAAGGAAACGAAGGAAAAGCTGGAAACACTTAAGACGGCGGCAGAACAGGCAGAATATGCACTAAAAGATGGAACGATCACGCAGGAACAGTATGATGGTCTGCAGCGTGAGATTGCGGAGACGGAGGCAAAGCTGAAGGCCCTAGAAGAACAGGCGAAGAGTTTCGAGACGGCTCTTCAGGAGATTGCCGCTAAAGGTGAGAAGCTGAAGACGGTCGGTGACAATGTTACCAATGTTGGAAAGAAGTTCATGCCGGTAACTCTGGGCGTTGTGGGATTAGGTACGGCGGCGGTGAAGACTGCCGCTGATTTTGATTCCGCCATGAGCAAGGTGGCAGCAGTATCCGGTGCGACAGGTTCTGATCTGGAAGCACTCCGGGATAAAGCCCGTGAGATGGGTGAGAAGACAAAGTTCTCCGCATCCGAGGCAGCAGAAGCCATGAACTACATGGCGATGGCCGGTTGGAAGACAGAGGACATGCTTTCCGGTATTGAAGGTGTCATGAACCTGGCTGCCGCTTCCGGTGAGGATCTGGCAACCACTTCTGATATCGTAACGGACGCCCTGACAGCTTTTGGTCTTACGGCGAAGGATTCCGGGCATTTTGCGGATATCCTTGCGGCGGCATCGAGTAACGCGAATACGAATGTTTCCATGATGGGTGAGACATTTAAGTATTGTGCTCCTATTGCCGGTGCTTTGGGATTCTCTGCGGAGGATACGGCGGAAGCGATCGGCCTTATGGCCAATGCCGGCATCAAGGGTTCACAGACTGGTACGGCTCTTAGAACCATCATGAATAACCTATCCGGGGATGTGAAGATCTGCGGATCTTCTATCGGTGAAGTTACGATTGCAACTACAAACGCCGATGGGAGCTTGAGAGACCTGAGCGATATCCTGGCCGATTGCCGGACGGCATTTTCGGGATTATCAGAATCCGAGAAGGCGGCTGCGGCTGAGTCACTTGTCGGAAAGAATGCGATGTCCGGCTTCCTGGCTCTGATGAACGCCGGAGAAGCGGATATCAACAAGCTTTCCAGTGCGATTGATAACTGTGATGGTTCAGCAGCAAGTATGGCTGAGACCATGAATGATAACCTTGCCGGTCAGCTGCAGATTCTGAAGTCCCAGCTGGAAGAGCTGGCGATTTCCTTTGGTGAGCTGCTGATGCCTGCGATCCGGACGATTGTGGGTTGGATCCAGAAGTTTGTGGACTGGCTCAATTCGATGGATGAAGGTACCAGAAAGGTGATCGTGACGATTGCCCTGGTTGCGGCTGCGATCGGACCGGTACTGATCATAGTCGGTAAAGTGATCTCAGCGGTCGGTACCATTATGACTCTGATTCCGAAACTGGCCGGCGTGATCAATGCAGCGAAGGGAGTGTTTGCTGCCTTCAATGCGGTATGTGCGGCAAATCCTTATGTGCTGATCATCGCGGCGATCGTGGCTTTGGTGGCAGCGTTCATTTATCTCTGGAACAACTGTGAAGAGTTCCGGCAGTTTTGGATAGACCTGTGGGAGAGTATCAAAGAGATTGCCATTGCCGTGTGGGAGGCGCTGAAGGCGTTCTTTAAGGCGGCATGGGAAGCAATCAAGACCACGGCAACAACGGTCTGGAACGCGATCAAGAATACTGTGACGACCGTGTGGAATGCGATAAAGACGTTCTTCACGACAATCTGGAATGGTATCAAGTCGGTTATCACGACAGTGGTGAATGCGATTTCAACCTTCCTAAGTACGGCCTGGAACGGGATTAAGACCGCGATTACTACGGTACTGAATGCCATTAAGACGGCGGTTACTACGGTCTGGAACGGTATCAAGAACACGGTCACGACCATTGTGAACGGAATCAAGAATACCGTTACCACGGCATGGAACAATATCAAGTCTGCCGTATCCAATGCGGCGAATGCGATCAAGACCGGCGTGACGAATGCCTTCAATGCCATGCTGAACGGCATCAAGAATATCTGTGGAAATATCTATGGAGCAGTGAAAAGCGGATTTGATAAGGCAATCGGCTTTATCAAGAGCCTGGCATCTCAGGCGTTTCAGTGGGGTGCTGATTTCATCGGCGGTATCGTGAACGGTATCAAGTCCATGATCGGTAAGGTTGGTGAGGCGGTTTCTTCCGTTGCGGATAAGATCCGGAGCTTCCTGCATTTCTCCGTACCGGATGAAGGACCGCTTACGGATTATGAAAGCTGGATGCCGGACTTTATCGGCGGACTGGCGAAGGGCATTGAGAAGAGCCGGGGCATGATCGAAAACGCCATGAACGGGGTGACTTCTGATCTGACCATTACTCCGAGGGTTATGGCAGCTCAGGGCGGTTATTCAGGATCGCCTGCATCAAGCGGTGATCTGATCTCCGTTATCAATACGGCACTGAATACGGCTTTGGCCGGTGGAGGCGCTGCAGAGGATATCGTGATCCCGGTTTATATCGGCGGTGACATGATTGATGAGATCGTGGTTACGGCTCAGCAGAGAATGAATCTAAGAAGTGGAGGCAGGTAAGATGGCTCATTTGCAGTATCTTGTTTTTAACAATGAGAATATCCCGATGCCTGCCTCTT